CACATATTCTAACGCTAATGGAACAACTTTCACAGCACAGAATGCAACCTTTAACAAGGTCTCTCTTACAACTCGTAAACTTCGTCTTGACTGGGAACTTTCAGCAGAATCTCTTGAAGATAATATTGAAGGTCCAGATCTAGAGGATCACATTGCACGTCTTATGGCTACCCAGGCTGGTAACGATATTGAGGATACCCTTATTAACGGTACTGGAACTGGTTCAGGCTTGATGTCAGCATTTGCAGGTTTCCGTCAATTGGCTCTTAGCAACGCTCACGTTGTTGATGCAGCTGGTTATGGACTTGACAAAACAATTTTCAACCAAGCAATTAAGACAATGCCTCGTAAGTATAAGCAACGTCGTAACCAACTCCGATTCTTCACAGGATCTAACTTGGTTCAAGACTATCTCTTTAATCTTACATCCATGACAAGTGGTGGCTTCAATCCGTTTGATATCGCTTCAGGTATCCTACGTGGTGATGTTGCTGCTAACGATGGTGGTCCAGGAACAACAACTCCATTCGCATTCGGTATCCCTGTTATCAACGTTCCGTTGATCAACGAGACACAGACCTACAATGGTAGTGCAAATACAGGTGATCTTCACTTGACATTCCCGCAAAACTTTATCATTGGTATCAAGCGTGATGTAACAGTCTACCGCTTGTTCCAACCAAAGAAAGATACAATTGAATACACACTATTCATTCGTGTCGGTTGCGTAATGGAAAACTACGATGCACACGTCATCGTTAAGAACATTGCTGTTGCAGGTTCTGTAATGACTTCAAATTCATTCGGATCAGCTACAAACGGTTCTGGTATTACTGGTGGAGCTAACGCTGCGCCTTATACCGATACATTCTAATCTTAAATTAGATGCAAGGCGGGGGACTAGCGATAGTCCCCTTAGCCATTTAATGATATAATTAACAATGACGAGAGGAAGTCAAATGTCATTTACAGACCTAAAAGTTACAGAACTAAGAAAAGTAGCAGAAGCTTTTGCTATTGACGTATCAACATTAAAGTCAAAGCCTGAGATTATCGCTGCAATTGAAGAAGAAGGAATTACTTATCAAATGTATTCTAAGTTTGATAGTACACAAAAAGAAGAAATTGATATTCCACAGCATGAGAAGCAAAAGAGAGAAAAGAAAATTATGAACACAGCAAATCAAGTGCTTGTAAAAATGGAAAGAAATAACCATTCGTTCCAGTTTGGCAATTATATTTTTACCGCAGAGCATCCATTTATTGCTATGTCAGAAGAAGAAGCTCAAAGAATTTTTGATTCAGAGTTCGGTTTTCGCATTGCAACTCCACGTGAGGCTCAGGAGTACTACGCTTAAAAAAAATAAATAGGGGGTGTCGTGAGTGCAAACAATCAACACAAATAGCCAGGCAAAAATATATTTACAGGTATACGATAACGGCGTGTTATCACAAGCTGATTCTTTACCGACTTTATCTATCTTTAATGCAGATAGTGATATTTATAACCCTGGCGGTGTTTTAAGCCAGACACCCCTCTATACAAATTTGTCTGCCTTTGATGAACTGCAGACTGGAATGTATTCTTTTACATTAACTCCAAATATTACTGAAATTAATCTGGTATTAGAAGTTCAGTGGTCATATTCTTTAGGCGGGATTGATGTAACTCAAACTGATTTCTATGGTATTGAAACTCCGTATGCAACAATTCCAGAGACAACAGATTTTCTAGGATATAGTCCTGCTGAAACTGATTCAAATTATATGGATCCATCAATAATTGTAAAAACTGAAAAAATGGCTAGAACCATTATTGAAGGATATACTGGTATTAAATTCTATAGGTATTATGGTGGACAAGAAATTTATGGAATTGGTGCTAATACCATCCAACTCACAGAAAAAATGCTTTCATTAGATCAAATCTATGAAAATGAAATTTTAGTTTTTGATAACACTCAAACACCAACCTATAATACTTTTGGATATAATACTGAAATTAGTCCAACAGGATATCAAATTCGTATCTGGTGGCCTGGTTGGGCAAATGGGTGGGATAATCAGATGGATCCGACCATATATGAGTATGGAAGATTCAGGGACAGATATCTTTATCGCTTCGTAGGTGAAATTGGATATAAGTATGTACCAGAAGATATCAAGTTAGCATCAATGCTACTGCAACAAGATATTTTGGCTAAAGACTATAATTGGAGAAACAAATATTTGTCTCAAGTTACTCTTAGTGAAATTACACTTAGAATGGCTGCGGGAGCATTTAACGGTACAGGAAATGTTATGGTAGATAACATTCTTGATCAATATCGTAAAGCAAATATTGTTATAATATAATGTTTAATGGAATAGATACTTCGTTTATTGGGACAACTATGAATATGAAATCTGATGTTTATATTCAGCAAAATGTTCAAGATCCAAATACAGGTGCAATTAAGCGTGAATGGCTTTATGCTAAAACTATTCAATGTAAAATAGAGCCTATTAAAAGTCGTGGAGCATCTTCAAAAGGTGATAATAAAGCTTTTGCAAGAACCTCTGATATGGATTATGATGAGAAGATACAGCTAAAGATGTATTCGCTAGAGCTTATGAGTAAGCGTTGGCGTATTGAGAATATTAGAACTAGTGACAACCGTCAAGTTTTTGTTGAAATAGATAAAATTGATCAACCAGATACTAAGTTTGAAGTCACAGCATCACATGCAGTTCTTGACCCTTTTGGCAAGATAACATTCTATGACACAATTCTTCTAAGATCTGAGATGCAAGATGACACTAAAGCTTGAGATTGATACCAATAACCTAAAAGCAGACTTAAATGAATTTGTTGCTAGCCTAGAAGAAATGACTGGTCCTGGAGTAGTTGGAGCAATATCTCGTGCAACATTTTCAATAACTGGCGAAAGATTTATGATTGCTGCAGATAACTATGCAAGAGCAAATCCTAAGAAAATGCATCATGTTTATGAGTGGGGTAAAATAGGTAATAAAACAGGAAGACTTTTTGTTCTGGAAAGATCTTTACTTGTAAATGGAAATCTTTTAATAACTACAAACTTTTTGCCATCAAAAATGCCAGTACCCATTAATAAAGAATTACTTATCCCTGGCAGAACAGGCAAAGCAGTATCAAGAAAAAGTATTTTTGCCAATAAAGCAAAGGTTATGGAAGCAGGAACTCCAGTCTCATTTACTGCAAAAAGAGTTTTATCAATTGTTGGTAATAACGGAATAGTTTTTATAGCCCCAGGAACACAAATAAAGATTCTTCATCCAGGAGGACTAAAAACAAAAAATGCATTCGCATCATATATAGTTGAATGGTATACTAAAAATGCAGGTGCAATTATGGATTCCTCTGGACTATATGAGATGATATCTGATGAAGTGTCAATAGTCATGAGTTCAAATAATTATGGGGTCACGCAGGTTAGAGCAGCAGTAGAAAGTGTTGCTGAAAAGTTTGATAAAGGAGCGAATATTAAATGACAGTAGATTATTCATATGTTGCAGCATTTGATGTAAGAAATGCTATATGGACGGAATTACAAAATGCAGGTCTATTAAATTCTAAAGATTATATGGCTGACGGATTTAACTATCCACTAGTCCCTATTATTCCTTCCCAACAAGTTCCAGAATTTAATAATTTGCTCCCTGGGAAAACATATATGACTTACGATATTATTCAAAAACCAGTCGGGCCACAATGGTGGATTTCAGAAGAAACTATGGTCATGCAAATAATATCAAGAAGTAATTCTGAAATATTGACAATCATTAACTTTCTAACAGATCTTTTTAGAAGATATGATCTATCTGCACTTGACGTAAATAGCCTAGCACAGTCAAATAATAGTCCTTTTAAGTTCTTTAATTTCAGGATAGAATCAGCAAACCCTGTTCAACCATTTATAGATGAAGGCGGGTTTATGAGCGGAGACTTCTCCTTTATATACACGTATACACGCTCGGTAGATCAAGGACCTAATAATACAGGTAGATATATCTAAAATTTGAATTATATCTCTTTAGTGATATGATTTTGTATGAGGAAGCAAGTTGTCATCTTGTTTTTAATTCAAAAATAAATAAGGTGGTGAAATAAATAAATGGCTACAAATACAAAAAACGTAATCGTAGGTGCAGCAGCACTCTTTACTAGCGTTGGTAACAGCTCTAATACTTTTGGTCGTCCAGCTACAGATTCAACAACCCTTGGTTCTCTTTTTGCAGCAAGCACACCCGCACGTCAGAGTCTTCTCGCATCAGCAGGAGGAGCTAACGGCGGATATCGTGAAGTAGGCTACACAAATACAGGACTTGAGATTTCATACGAACCAACATATGGTGATGTAGTAGTTGATCAACTTCTAGATTCAGCTCGTCTGTTCAAGCAATCACTTAAGGTTCTCCTTAAGACAGAGCTTGCAGAAGCAACTCTTGAAAACCTACAGTTCTCATGGGGTCAAATGGATACTTACTTCGCAGCTACTACTGCAAGCACAGTTACATCAGTCCCTGCATTGGTAAACAATGATGCAACAATTGGAACTAACGATAACCCAGCAGCAGCATTAAATATTGCAGCAGGTGCCCTTGGTGATGCTCCAGTAGAGCGTGTAATAATTGCAGTTGGACAAGCTCCACAGCAAATTGGTACATCCGCTCAGTTCGCAGATCCAACAGTTGGAACTGGTTCAACAGTAATCACTCCAAATGCAGCGTCTTCTTATGCTAGCATTAACCGTAGCAAAGAGCGTGTCTACGTGGCACGTCGTGTTGTTTCAATTGATACAACAATGCATGCTTTGAAGCGTGATGGAGCAACAGTGTTCCCAGTGAACTTCCGTTGCCTACCAGATTCTGCTTATGCTTATGCAGGTTCAGAATATGGTGTTGTTATTGACCGTGTATTCGGCGTTAACTAATAACTAAATACAACTTAATATAGAATTTCAAGCCCCGTCAGAAATGGCGGGGTCTTGAATTTGCTCATACAAACAATCTTGGTATAATTTAACTAATAAACAAGGGAGATATAAATTGGCAACAACAGTATATGATGTAGTAGAGATTGAATTGAGTGACGGAACAAACGTCATTCTAAAACCGCTACCTATTAAACAGCTTAAGAAATTTATGGCTGTTATTAAAGAAATGGAGCTTCCTGATAATGAATCAGAAGAAGCAGCAATGGAAGTTTTTATTAAAGCAGCAATGGTGTGCTTGGAAGCAGTGAAGTCACCTCTAGCAGAAGATAAAGATAAATTTGAAGAAATCATTGATACTCCAACAATGATGAAGATTCTTGAAGTTTGCGGGGGCTTAAAACTTAATGACCCAAACCTTCTGGGAGCAGCTCTAGTTGGGACGAACTAGATCTAGCCTCCCTTGAGTCCGAAGTTTTCTTGCTCGGTCATTGGAAAAACTATGATGAGCTTGAAAGTAATTTATCATTAGAGGAATTAATGGCAACATTAGATGCCTCTAGAGATAGAGAGCATCGTGAGAGAAAGTTCTTAGCAGCAATGCAAGGAATTGATCTTGATGAGGCAGAAAAAGAACCTGAAGATGTTTCAAGTTTGATGAATGCTAGAAATGCTCAAAGCGAAGGTTTTGGAATAAATGAAGGATTAGGCTTCATGCAATTAGGGGAATAACATATGGCAAATATTGAACTTAAGATAGTCGCACTGGGTGACTTCTCAAGTGTAAATACCCAGATTAAAGCCCTTCAAGCACAAGTTGAACTCCTTCAAAAAAGTGTAGCTGGTGTTGGTCTTAAACCAGAAATGGCAAATCAATTAAAGAATATTCAAAATGAATTTTCTAATGCTTTAGTGTCAAGTGGTAATTTTACAAAACAAACAGTACAGCTTACATCAGAAACACAAAAATTTGGACAAGCCCTCCAATCTGGTAAATTAAGTCTTGGTCAGTATTTTGGAATTATAACTGGAAGATCTGCATCTGCACAAAAATCTGTACAGGCACTAGCAGTAGAACAAGTTAAATTAAATAATTCTATTATACAGACAGACATTACAAAGCAGGGTGTATACAGTGTTTACACACCAACAAAGATTGATGAGCTTTCAAAGTCTACAGAAATTGCAGCAGCAAAACAAAATATTTATAATCTTGCTGTTAAAGAAGGATCTACACAGCTTATTAACTTTGGTAAAAATACACAGTGGGCTGGTCGTCAGTTAACTGTTGGTCTTGCAATGCCAGCTATTCTTTTTGGCAGTCAAGCAGTTACAGCATTTAAAGCAGTAAATACAGAATTAACAAGATTACAAAGACTTTATGGTGAAGGTCTTACTCCTCCAAGCCAAGCACAACTTAATCAAATTTCTGGTCAAGTTCTTAATCTTGGAAAAAATATTGCTCAACAGATGGGTATTGCACAATCAGAAACTGTTAAAGTTGCAGCTAATTTTGCTGCTATGGGTATTCAAGGTCAAAATCTTCTTAATATAACTACTCAAACACAAAGACTTTCAAAGCTAGGTGCTATTGATGCTACACAAGCAACTGCAGCAATTGTATCTTTGCAAAATGTTTATAAAGTAAGTACACAAGATTTAGGTAATGCTGTTAACTTCTTGTCATCTATGCAGAAACAAACAACAATGTCTCTTTCTGATATGACAGATGCTATTCCACGTGTTGGTCCAATTATGGCACAATTAGGTGGAACATATAAAGATACTGCTGTTATGTTGCTTGCTATGAAAGAAGCAGGTGTTCCAGCTGCACAGGCTGCTAACGCATTAAAGTCTGCTATGGCATCTATTATTGCCCCTACATCTGCAGCAACAAAAGAATTTGCATCATTTGGAATCAATCTTGCAACAATTAAAAATGCAGGAACACCAGTACAAATGATTGAAGCTTTGCAATCAAGTCTTGTTAGACTAGCACCATTGGCAAGAGAACAACTTATTGAAAAACTATTTGGTAAATTTCAATTTGCTCGTGTTTCAGCACTTCTTGATAATTTTGGAAAAGTTGGATCTCAAACTCAAAATGCTTTGAAGGTTGCTGGTGCTACAAATGCACAACTTGCAACTTTGGCGGGTCAAGAAATGGCTCAAGCAACACAATCTACAACTGCTAAATGGCAAAGAGCTATTGAAACATTAAAAGCAGACTTATATCCAATCGGTCAAAAGATTCTTGAAGTTGGAACAAAAATTATTGATTTTGGTCAAAAGATTGCAGACTTCTTTAATAAATTGCCAGGACCAATCAAATCAGGTCTTGGTATTCTACTCACACTTGGTGTACTTGCTGGACCAATTATTATGATAACTGGTTTGCTTGCAAACTTAATGGGACAGGGAATGAAGGTAGGTTACAGCCTACTAGGTATTATTGATGGAACTAAGAAATGGAAAGATCTTTTAACTCCAACATCTATTGCAGCAAAAACTGCAACTGATGCCTTTAATGAAGGTATAATGACAAATGTTGCGTCAATTGATCAACTTAATGCAGCACTTGTAATAATGATAGATAATCTTGCTAAAATTAATATGGGTCAAATGACTAGTGCTGGCGGGGTGCTAGGTTCAGTTGAAAAAGCAGCAGCAGCAGAATTAGCAAGTGGTCAATTGTTGCTACCAGGAATGGCAACAGGTGGATTTGTTCCAGGAAATCCTTCAGATGGCGATGCTTATCCTGCAATGTTAATGGGCGGGGAAGCAGTAATCCCTACAAAACAAGCTCAAGCACATGCTCCTCTTATTAGTGCATTGATATCTGGAAAATTACCACACTTAGAATCAGGTACAGTAAGATTTGAAGGTCTTTCACCAGCCGATATGGCAAGAAAAGCAGAAGTAACTTCATTCCCAGGCACAATTAGAAAAAAAATAAAGAGCATGTATTGGCTAGGTAAAAATGATGAACAAGATATAATCAGAGAAGAATTAGCTGCAGCAGGCATTGATGAGTCAGGCAAGCAAGGACAAAATGCTTTAAGAACTGAATCTGCTCATACCTCACATAGATTAATAACTCGTTATTCCCCAGTATTGAATAAACCATATCCTATAAAAGATTCATCTAATCCTGCTGAAGCACAATCTGAATGGGGTGCAATCAATGGTTATGGTGGGTCAATATCTCAACACCCTGGCGTAATTAATTCTTTCATGAATAATCCAGAAGCAATGGCTAAGACTGCAAAAGAGCTAGGAATTTCTGTTGATGATCTTAAAAAAGAAATTGATTCTATGCGTGAAAATTTTGTTGCTGATAATAAAACTCATGCAACAATCATTAAAAATATTGCTGAAGAAGATAAGATAACTGAATCATATATAACAAAAATTAATAAAAAAGTTTTAGCAAGTAGATTAAATAGTGGTTATTATGATAGTGCTATTCCAATATCTACTGCTAATCCAGAAACTGCTAAAAAGCAACACGAAATTGGAGCAAAAAGGTATGGCTATGCTCTGGATATGAATGCAATTCTCAATAATCCTGAACTTCAAACTGCAGAAAATATAGCAGCATTAAAAAATACAGCATCTGCAAGTGGAATGAAGATAACTCCAGGAAGTAGACTTGATGAGCTTGTAAAGTCTGGTGCAGCAGCTGGAAAAGCCGTAGATACTGGCGCAAGAAGCAAAAGTGGTGTAGATGCAAATTCTCCTTCTAAAAAGGGAGTTAAAACAGGTGAAGATTATGTGGCAGGACTTAAAGAAGGCGTTACAGTAGCTGCTCCATCTTTATTGACAGAAGGAAAACAAGTTGCTTCAACAATGCATGACGGTGTTGATGAAGGACTGAATGGCTCTGCTGGAACTTCAAGAATTCAAGGAATATTTAACAAGGCATTTGGAGCTAACTCTAAAGTTGGCGGTATGATGTCTAGATTCTCTAGCATGGGAATGATGGGTAAGATGGGTATTGGAATGGGCTTGAGTGCTGTAACTCAAATGGCTTCCCCGCTTATTAATAAACTTCCTGGAGGTAATTTAATTACAGATGCATTGTCAGGTGCATCAATGGGCGCAGGATTCGGACCTTGGGGTATGGCAGCAGGAGCTGCTTTAACTCTTGTTGGTGGCGGTATTAAATCATTAATGGCTGCAGAAAAACAGCATGCAGCAGAATCAAAAGCTGATTTTACATCAAGTGCCTCTGCAGTTCAATTTATGGGCGGAACAGTTGCTAATACAACAACAGCCTTAAAAATATTTGATTCTACAATGACTGATAGCACTAATCCAGCACTTGATAATTCTATTAATAAACAAACACAGCTAGCAAAAGGGATTCTTTATACTAAAATTCAGTTGGATAGCTTTAATGAATCTCTTAAGAGTTTACCAAAAGATGACCCTCTTTCACTTATAGTAAAGCAAATTACAGGTGCAGATCCTGCAAAAGCTTCAAAACTTGTAAATGATTTTGTAAATATGCAAATGGCTGTAAATGGTATTTCTGTGTCTCAGGCACAACAGCTACAGCAATTAATTTTATCTTCAGGAAATCAAAATCCTAATAGCGGACTTGGAGTGATGCCAACTCAAATATCTGCAATAAAAGCATCTTTAGCAGCTGCATTACCAGATGCAAAACAATTTTCTCAAGTACTTGGTCAATTAGTTATGGGTGCTGCAAATTCTTCAAATTTGCAGCAATATGAAACTTATATTAAAGGAATAGGAACAACAGCAGCAACTTCAGCGCAGCAATTAAGTGCTCTATATTCTTTCTTTTCTAATAATCCTCAGATTCAGCAATTAATAAAAGATATGCAAACTTCTAATAAAGGTTTTACTGCACAAGATGTTGGAGCAGCTGTAACAGCATTAAATAGTGGGCATGATATTACATTTGATAAATTAATGCCAGGTAAAGTATCATCTATGTTTGCTGATCCAACTAAAAACGTAAATCCTAAGTATGCATCTTTATTAAAACAACAAGCAGATTTGCAAAAACAGATTGCTGATGCTACAAGTGGAGCAAATGTAGCAATTGCAGGACAAACAACAGCAGTTGCAAATAATGTATCAGGTCTTACAAAACAGCAAAAACTTCTTGATGCTCAACTTAAGTCTTTACAAGATTTGCAAAAACAGCAAAGTCAAAAAACATCTTATAATACAACAAAAGAAGATTTAAAAAATCAAATTATAATGGCACAAGCAACAGGAGATAACCTTAAAGCACAACTATTGCAACAACAATTGTTAGGTACAACCAGTGATTATAATTTACAGAATAAGGTTGATTCTGCACAACAAGCTGCTGATGCAAATAGGTTAAAGCTAGATAACGCTAATAATGCGGTAGCTGCTGCACAAACTGTAGCTACAAAAGATAATACTGCCACGTTAGCAACTTTAAATCAAAAGCTTACAGCAGTAACTACTGCTTTATCTAGTCTTCCTGGGGGAGCTATAAATTATTCTTCAAGTGCTGGCTCAGCTCCACAGTCTACCTATAAGAAAAATCAAGCTTCTCCACAAACAGCAGGACAAACTTTAGGTTATGATAAAAAAACTGGACAACCAATAATTGCTGGCAGTCCTAATGGTCCTGCAGTATATAATCCAAGTTTACCTTATACTATTCCTTCAGGAATGAAAGTTGTCTATAACCCTCATTGGTTTAATAAACATCAAGTTGAAGTCACGGGGCCAGATGCTGTTGATCAATGGACTGATTCAAAAAGTGGACACACCTTTTGGCCCAACGGTCGTGTGACAGATAATAAAAATAAATTAATAGGTATGTGGGCTAATGCCAATGGGCTAGGAGGCATATCTACTTTTGCCAAAGGCGGAGTGGCTAGAACTAATTCTTCAATAACTTATCATAAACAACATATGAATCGTCAAGCCCGTCACTTTGATACTGGTGGACATATTACAGGTCCAGGATCTGCAACATCAGATTCAATCCCAGCAATGCTTTCAAATGGTGAATATGTAATTAAAGCAAGTGCAGTTGCACATTACGGTAAAGGAACATTTGATGCTCTTAATGCTGTGAGATTGGCTAAGGGCGGAGTAGCTAGAACTAACTCATCTATTACCTTTCATAAACAACATATGAATAGACAAGCAAGACACTTTGCAGTTGGAGGATATGTTCCTTCTGCAGTATCAGGTTTGATGTCTCTGTCACACCCATCATTCGCATCTGGTGGATTTGTAAATGCACCAGTATCTGCAAATAATGGCAATATAGTATATAATATAAATGTGACTGCTCCAGGTAGTAATGCAAATGAAATCGCAAAGGTAGTTATGGACACTCTTAAGCAAGCAGAACAAAGAATGGCTATGAGTGGAAGAAAGACTAGGGTGGGTCAATAATGTCAGGTTTAATTAATGCTGGCTTTGAAGTATCCCTAGATAATACTACTTGGTATTATATTACAGATGATAACCGTCAACCAATAAAGATTGCTTATGAAGTTATTGAAAAAACTAGTCGTATGGCTGATGGAACATTAAGAAGATACGTTGTTGCTAGAAAACATAAGATTACCGCCTCATGGCAGAATACTTGGAGTAGTACCGACAATACTTCTGATGGTAATAAAGGCGGGGCTTGGTTGAAGTCCTTTTATGAAGCTAATGCATTCGTACCTATCTATGTTAGATTAACCGTTGCTTCAGTAAATACACAAAATATATCTACAACATCTGGATTTCCTCCTACAGAAGTTGTTGCAAGTCCATATGTATATACAGATACAGATACATATGTGCCATCATTTTCTGCAAATCAATCAGGAAATATGACTTATTATGGTTTTATAACTAATTTTGATTATGAGGTTTCTAAACGTAACATTAAATATGATTTCGTTAATATGAATATAGAATTTACGGAGATCTGATGCTAGGTTCATCCACAATACAGCAATACTTTGCTTCAGGTAAATCACACTATATATCCCCCCAAGTTTCTTTTGAATGGAATTATAATTTATTTTATGCTCCTTATTTGACAACAAATGGATCACCTACAAAAATTTCTATATCAGATAGTTGGTCAAGTACAAACAATACAATAACTACTGTTCCAAGTGGAAGATCTACTACAGTATTTCTAAATGATACGGGTCAAACGACCAGATCTTGTATATCTATAAACACAACTAATAATTCAAGTTTTGCGGGATTTGGTGATGCATCAATTACTTTAGGTGAAATATCATCTACCACTAATGCTTATAAAGTAACATTCTTTGCAAAAGTAGATAGAGATGCACAAGTCAATCTATCAGCTTTGGCATACATTGATTCTCATAGAGCACACTCATCTTCTCAAATAATAGATAGTATCCAGTGGACAAAGTTTGAAATTTACTTAAGCTCCCAACCATTAGGCACAGCAGCGTATTCTTCACCAACTATTTCATTGCATCATAATTCATTAGATGGAGCTACAACATATGGAGTTTTAATTGATCAACTTGAAGTTCATCTAACAAGTGATTTTGAGTATAAATATGGCAACCTGTGGAGTACAGCTGCACCATTTAATGCATTTAGACCAGGAGAAAGTTTTGTTCCTTCAGGTAATTCTTTATGTCAATTGCCTTCAAATTTTAGAAAAATTAATACAGATTTAAGTATTTCTACGGGATCTCAAGTAAGTAATTATAAGTGGAATTCACAAACTATGCCAGTAAGTCCTGTTGTTTACCACCCTACCCTTCTTGGAACCAATGCTCCAAACTTTAATCCTATTTATAAAAATGGATCATTATCAGAATGGTCACAATATAAATATTTTGTTGCAGATTCATCAATACCAACAATTTCTGCTGTGTACGATCAGCTTTTGAATGTAAACAAAATTGTAATTAAATTTAACACTGTGTATTCTGTACCATCATCATTTACAGTTACTTTGGGCGGTTTCACAAATACTGCTTCTGGTAGTAATACAACAGTATACTCTTATAGCACTACTTTAATAAATTCAGATATAGATAGTTCAGGAACATGCATCTTGTACTACAACTCAGCTGGTGGATGGTTGACAGGAACCAATCCTAGCGGTCCTTGGACTGGAACAGCAGATACCACTTCTGTGCCAGGAACTCCATCTTTTGATTATCAGGGAAATATAAAATTTGGAGGAGCTAAGGGCGGAACTGTAAATGCAACAGTTCAAATAAACTCTATACAAGTTACACAAAATTCTTCAACAGTAAATAGTGCCTATTCATCTTATACTTCTGTAGATGAAAATTTGACAGGCACAGGTTCTAAGGTTGATAAGACATCAGAATTTCAAAGAATGCAAATTGTTGAGATATCCCCTAGACTTGAAGTTGATGTATCTTATTACACAATGTCTGTTCAAACAGACGCGGAATTAGATAATCAACAAAACCCATTGCCAATATCTCAAATATCTTCTAATATGGCTACAGTAACATTAAGTAGCATACCTTTGAATGTAAGCAATACCATTGTAAGTTTATTTTCAAACAATTCAACAAATTCAGTATTAAAGGGTTTGTTTAAAAACTATGTGAAATGTTATGTCGGATATAGAATCCTAGATTCAGTTACAGGATCTTCCAGCTCAGATAAAGTTATCCCAGGCGGAGTATTCTATGTTGATACATGGGATATAAGCGATGTTGAAAAAACTGTTGTTACCGCTTATGATATAACCAAATATTTACAGTTAGTGCAACCAACAGATTATGTTTCACAGTCTGAAGATGGATTTAGATTAATAAGTAATATTTTAGATTTTGCAGGATTTACAGACTATGACTATGATAGTCTTAAAAAGGTAACTTCTTCAAAACATACAGATACTTCTGGAATACAAACTACATCTCAGACTCCTATAAGAATAAGATATTTTTATGTAGATGGATCTCAACAAAAAGTTTTTGACGTATTAAGAGAAATATTTGAAGCATATCAAATTGCAGCATATGTTGACTCTTATGGAGTTTTAAAGTTTATAAATATTGATGGAATCTTTGATCCAAGCAATCCTATTAATATGCAACTACATGATACAACAGGCGGGGTTTCTGTAACAGGAATAAGCGGTACTAATATTAATGATGGTTATGCTAATAGTCTAACTATTGATCCTAATATAGTTATTGATACTTTTACAGAAACAACAAAAACCAAAGTTGGAAAAGCAACCTTAACATATAAGACCCCACAAATTGAAAAGACTATTTCTTCCGACCCTAGACTAGCCAATAGCTCAAATCTTTATGTAGATTTTGCACCAACATTTATGGATTCCACAAATGCTATCTGGGATTCAACTATTGATGATGCTGCGACATATAATACATTAGCATCAACAATGAAACAGTCAGATACATACTTTACTGTGCCTTCTTATGAAGCAACCGCAGCATCAACACAAGATATTAACTTTAGATCATATAGCATAGACCATGACGGTTATGGAATTATTGAAAATGAAATTGTAAGTTTTCAATATAAAGAGTGGGCATTCACTGGGACAGGTGCTGATAAGTCTATTTATAATAGATCAATATTGAACTCAGCAGATTTTGCAGCACAGCAAGCAGAGATAAATAATTTGTTTGGAAATAATCCATATAATCATGCTGCAACAGGAAGAATAACAAATGTAAAAAGAGGTCAGTTTAATACTCCAGTCTCAGATCATATTGTTATGGCTAGCCTAGCAGATATACAAACAAAGTTTAATACAGGGTCATTAACTCCATCTATTATAAATGGAAATATTGCTATAACTCAAAAAGTAGGGGCTTTTGCTTATTTATCTGCAAATGATCCAGGTGTCAGCTCAAGTGTATATAATACATTTTCTACAAAAATTGTGGCAGGTATAAACTCAAATACAAGTAATCCTTCTGGTACAGCTTATGGACTTGTAATGTTTGATTCAACCCAGTCAACAAGTCTTACTGTTTTTATACAAGAAAATATTATAAATGGTGTTCGTCAGTATCAGCTGGGAGTAGGAGTAAATGGTAAAAGCTTTTTATCAGTTCCTTATATAAATGTAACAAAGATTATTAATGATCAAATAAAATATCCAAAAGCATCTCCATTTGAAGATTATGCAAAATATATTAATTTGAAATTTGTTAAAGGTAGTGGAAATCCAAATAATGCTTTTGAGGTTTTTATAAATAAAACTCAAGTACCTTTATCAACTCTTTCTGGTTTAACTGCTTCTAGTATTGATACTTCAGGCG